AATATTAAAATGCCAGCCCATTGTTTGTATTTCTCTAGTAATTTCTGTTAATACATTTTGAGCAATCGCTGCATCAGCATTTTTAGGATCACTAAGAGAAGTAATAGGAGGTTCACCAACCGCCGAAAGAATTGTGTTTACTGCATCGAGTTCTGTTGTTCTAGCTCCAGCCATTGGACGCTCCCTTCTTAATTTTAAAAAAGGAGACGACCCCTTATTCAGAGGCCGCCTCCGGGGACATGGAGACTCATGTCAATTATACAATACTTAAGTATATATTAAGTCTTGTTAGAGAATTCATAGCAACATTCTTCACGAAGAACGCCGTGACCCATAGCATATTTTGCTAAGAGTAGAGTTCCAAGTCGTTCCATAATGTACTCTGATTCCATTGCTAAGTCCATTAACTTAACAGTACCAACACCTTCAGACTGGAACCCAACACCAATAGTGTTAGAGAAATCAGCTTGTAGGTAGCCAGTATTAGAACCGAATTGTGGGTTTTGAATAAGATCAGAAGCTCCCACAATGTCAGCACTTGAATTGTCTGCTGTTGGAATGTGGTTGCTCTTTAGAATTCTAACGCCAGCAACTTCCATAATTGTACCACTAGCAGTAGAACCATTTCCTTCGTTTCCAAAGTCTCGGTTTATTGCATCTGTGTTTTCCTTGATGAGCTTATAGTACTCAGCAGGAGGAAGAATAGCGTAACGACCTTGAGCTGGGACATTTCTTTGATCCATAAGCTCGGCCATTTTAAAGATTCCTTTAACCCAGTCAGAACCTTCAACAGTTCCGTCGTTGTCGCCAATGCCACCAATTTCATTTGATGTAGCTTCGTCGCTAGTGCTACCATCGCAAAGAATAGTACCTCCTAGAAACTTATTAGCAAGCATGGCCGTTTTACTAGATTCAGTATTACCAAATCGGTCAGTAAGTTCTCTTGCACCGCCGATGATTGTACCTATTAGGTTTTCATCAGTTGTGTAAGCTAACTCTCGTCCAATTTCTGTACTGTATACTGATCTAACGTCGAAGTGGTTCATAGCTTCATCTATATCAGCAAGGAATGCTGAAGAAGTAAGAACTGCGTCAATAGTAATTATACGTTCGCTGTGAGTCATTGTGCTTAAGTAATTAGCTTGACCCGCAGCATCACTAGCAGGTTCGTCAACTAAAACAGACTCGCCGGGTGTGTGATATTTAGCGGCAGCAACACCAGTTACTGGGAACTGTGCTGATTTACCACTTGTGATTGTTCGTGTACGAACCAAAGGTAGGACTTGATTTTGCTCCTCGAAAACTGTAAGAACTTCCCCTGAGAAAACTTTCAGGAAAAGGGCAGTTTTATCAGCACCACCTTGGTTAGCACCGAAACGTGATACGTCTGGTACACCGTATGACATAATAAAATTCCTTTGTAAATTAAATTGTCGTAGTACGACAAAAACTAAAATAAATGTGGTGTTTCTGTTTATTTCTCAAGTCAGTTATCCATCGCAATGGGCTGAAAATCTTCTTCAACTTCGACATCCATCGAACCTGCATACCATCCTTCTGGTATGAGGACTTTACTAGCCGACAATTCCCAAGAACTGCCGTTCCAATAATAAACTTTTCCCTTAGTGTTAGGGCCTATTCTTATAAGCCCTTCACTTTCTGGGACGAATACTACTTTTGAACTTCCGCACCCTGTTACTCCAAGCATTACGAATACGCTTAGGAGGAGGAGGGGCATCTTTTCCAATAGTAGGTTCATTTGTTTTCTCCAAAATAGTAGGAAGTAGAGCCTTAAAAATAGACCCTAGTAAACTTGCTAAAAAAGACATTACGCTTCCTCTTCACAAGACTCCCACATGGCTTCTTCTTCTGCTTGCTTTTTCTTCACAGCAGTTCTTGAAGCACCATAACCAAGTGCTGCTAAAGCTGACATAGCCATTCCTAGCATTTGGCCGACAGAAGACTCCATAGGGAAGGCACCTGACGCACATAATGCACCGATTAACATGGCCGCACTTGACAACCAAAACTCTGTAGATTTGTATCCGGGTTTCATTTTTTCACCTCATAAAATGTTGGAACTGGAAAGACGAGACTCTACATCTCTACGGTATGCAGGGTCTTTACGATAACGTGGATCCTTCATAGCCTCAGTAAGTTCTGCTAAAGAACGGAATGCTCCAGAGGCTCCTTTAGAACCTGTGTCTCCTTGAATGAGAGGACGAGCCATTCCAGCAGATTCTTTCCATCGGCTAGATAAATTTTTAACAGCAAACAACATTTCTTCATTTGTTCCTTGCATAACGACATTATTAAATACATCTTGCTCTTGCTCAGTAAGTTCTGTAGAAGCCCATTCAATCATGGCATCGTAGTTCTCTTCTCCTCCTACAGTTCCGTATACAGAGTTCATGTGGACATTTAAAGAAGCCTGTTGCCCTTCAATATACTGGTCAATAAATTCACGAGGAATGTTGATTTGATTCGCAATCCTCTCCCTCGACTCTTCTGAAATCGTCCCAGTCTCCGAAAGCTCCGTCGTATACTCTTCATATCCCCCATTGAAAAAATTGGCATAGGATTCGGGAGTACTCTCTGGTTGTTCTTCAGTTTTCTCTTGGTCTTTTTTGGAATACGCCGATTGCAATTCTTGATAAGCCTTCGCCAACTCCTCTGGACTTGTAAATTTCTCCGGTAGCCATTCGGGACGCTCTTCTGTCGTTTCATCGGTTACAGATTCTACTCCTTCTTGTTCTTGAGGGGCATTTGTTTCTTCCATCATTGCAGCTTCTTGCTCTAATGTTGGATTTTCATTTGGGTCGTTTTTAATCACTTCAACTTTTTCGTAATTAGACACTTTCATTCTCCATGTCTTGCTGTACTTGTCCTGCGACAGTACTTATGGCCTGTGGTGCAGCTTGTTGGGCCAGTCCCATCATTTGCTGTTGCTGCATCATACCTTGTATTTCTTCTTCTGTACGTACTAATCCCTCAGTATCTATTCCAAGAGCAGAAGCTCTCCTAGACATATACTCTCGAATATTTACATATTGACCCAATGCTTCGGGGCCTACTGTCTGAGCTATGCCTTGTAAATAAATATCAAGTTTAGATAAGTCGTTCCCTCTTCCTAACGCATCAATTCCTGTAATAATTGTAGGAGTTACCTTATCTTTAGGAATCTTAGGGAGTTTCTTTTGTTTCTGCATCCTGTCAATAATTCTGTTTACCAAGGGTAATTGGAATTCCTGAGACAAGACACTATATATTCCACCTAATTGTCTCTCTATAGACTGGGTAACTAATCTTACTTCTTCGGCCGTAACTCGATCCGCATTACGAATAGATGCTTCTGTAAGGAGAAAGGCATACGATAAACGCTCGCTGATTGTCTGCATCGCTTGTAGCGTAATACTGAAATCTTGGGTCTTATCGACTTTGAGTACACTAACATCGGCAGCACTCCCTTCTCTGATACTTCCATTTGGAGATTCAGCAAGAGTCCTTGCTCTCGTTGTACCGTTTGGATTGACTAAAAATAACACTTTAGAAGCAGCAGCACTTCCTTCAACAATAGCTTTAGAAAGTCCCTCTAAACTTTGTAAGTCTCCGTAATACTGTTCTACATATCCTCTACCATAAGACTCCCCGTCTACTCTAAGCATTCTTAAAGCAATAAAAGGAGAACGGGTTTTCTCATATATAGTTCTAGTTTCTTCTAGTATGTGACCGAAGATTTCCTGTACAACTTCTACTTTCCCATTAGGCAATGTATGCTGCATGGTGAATATCTCACACGTATCGTCAAATTTAGATTTTTTAGCTTCAGCGTATTGTTGAGCGTATTCTGGCAGCATAGCCGGGGACACATTTTCTTTTATAATGATTACCCTCGCATTGCCCATAGGATCCCGTTTGCAGACAAATCGGTCGAGGTGTATTACTCTCATAGGGCCTTTTTCAGGTAAATACAATAAAGCATTACCAGTCACAACTAGATGTCGTAAGGCTTCAAAGGTTGAAACTCGGATATTATTAGACTCGATTTCTCTAGAAACGGATCGTTCGATATCAGAAAGAGATGACTCTACTTCTGTTTTTATTCTGGGGTCAATCCCATCCATCTTTCTCATTTCTCTCTCATCTAAAATAAGACGAAAGAAAGGAGCATTAGGAGGCAGCAAACTTAGCAATAAAGCAGAACTAAGGTTGTTGACAGCTCTTGCTCCTAAAGATTGGAAAGGAGTAGGAAATCTTTTATGTCCCGTGGTTGAATCGTCTGGCAGAATAGTAGGTATTGTAAGGGCTGAGGAATCTCTTCCACGATCTAAGTATGTCCTGCGTTCTGCCTCGCATTGGTTATACATTCCTTTGATTGAAGCACCTTGATCTAGCATTAATAATTAACGGGGCTACCGCTACCTCCGGGAGGGTTCACAGGCCCTCGTGCGATTGTAAATAAAGATTTGCCCATTTTCATTGCCTGTCTTCTTTTCTTAGCTTTTGATACAGGACGTGCTTGTAATTTTTTCTCTTCCGGTATTTGTGAGATAACTGGAGGAGGAGCTAATATTCTTTGAGGAGGAGGAGCTGGAGGTGCTACAGGCTCGGGGGGCGGTGGCGGTGGAGCCGCAGCTCTCGGGGATCTCATACACATTATTTAACTCCTTTTATAATTTCTTGTTGCTCGTTGTACTTAGAATTTAAAAAACGTACAACAGCTCTTTGTCCGGCGTAAAACCAAACTTTCTTTTCTTCCCAGTCTAAATCAGCACATCTTTCTGGAAAATTAATGTTTAACTGCTTGATTAAATCCTCGGGAACGGTTGGGTATGCTTCTTCCATTGTTTTTACTCCTTATAGTAATCCTTTTCACTTTGGGCATAAGCCAAAAACAGTACGCTGTAGTTAATAAGATCCACGATTGTGTCCTCAAGAGCCTCGTCTTTTGTTTTATATGTACCATTTGTGACAAAAGTAGCAAGCCTAGAGAACTTGTCAGTCATTCTTACTAGGAACCCAGTTTTTGTATCTGTAATTCCCATTGATTCTACTCTAGAAAAATTAAGAAACGGATTAGATTTGTCGGCTCCTCCGCTGTAATCGTGGTTTTTTGCTTTCATAAGCTCTACTGCTTTGTGCGTAAGCTCATCGTGAAACGCTAAAAGCTCATCTCTTGTCATTGTGGCTCCCATAAAATAACCTCTTTCCTTTTGTAATCACCCCATCGAAGTATCCTAGCTACCCTAGCTTGGACTAATGCGTCTTCCGCAGTAAGCCCCGCATTTTCATACGCTCCTACTACTGTATCCCATGAAACAGAATCCTCTAATAATCTTTCTGCTCTCTTAGGGCCTATTCCCGGACACCCCGGATATCCATCCACGGCATCCCCAGTTAAAGTTTGAAACAGATGATTATAGTCTGCTTGCTCTGGGTCTACCATATATATCTCATCTTGAGGTTTATCTGGATTGTAATGAAAACCCGGAATTGTTTTTAAATCTTTATCAATGCTTACTACTATTCGATCTCCTTTTAATCCTGTGTATTTATCTTCTC